TCAAAATATCTTCCGTGGGGTAGGTAAATTCCGCTCCGGTCCAGGGACCTCCCGGCTGCATTCGCACAGTTGATAGGAGTTCGGCAGTATTTAGTAATTCGTCCATCCTATCTTTTAAACTTTTATAATAACCCGCCGCCTTTTGTACCACTGTCACGTTTTTACTGAGACTATCACTCCATTCCGTGATCTGTATTTTATCTTCTCCCAGTGTTGTACCAAAAGCCGCTAATTGCCGTTCAATATCCTCGTAATAAATTAATGTGGGTTGTCTTCCAATTTTTTCCCAAAGGGCTTCGTAGTCCTTGATCACAGGGATCAGTTCTACCACATCGCCTTGAATAATTTTTATGAACTCCCCGCTCTCCTTGAAATATTTCCACATATCCTCCCCCATCTTAAAGGTCGGATACTCTTTTGGAAGTTCAGGAGGTGCGCCCTTTTCTGTTTTCCCCAAAATGCTCTCGCCGCCGAAGATCTCCCACAGTTCGGGAATGCGTTTTAACTCCTTTCGTTGCATTATGTCGATCCCAAACAGTGAAAAAAGTTTTTTCTCCTGACCCGTCAATTCGTATGCCGGACCCTTAGGCATCGGTGGAAAAGCCAATTCCTTGCTCTTACCGATAATATCCGTAATTACTCCCAAATATTTTGTAAGTTCCGAAATCAAAGGAGAAAGAGAAAGTTTGAATGTTTTTAATTGGGCTTCAAATCGTTTAAAAGCATCTTCCGCTTCTTGACCTTTTCGTACCATATCCGGCGATAAGATGATTCCAAGTCGTTCGGCCTCTTTATAAAATTCAGTGAGGCCAGATTTTCCCCTGTTCAACATCGGGATCAATGCTTCTCCTGATCTTCCGAATAATGCGACCGCAATAGCAATTTTACGGGCTCCATCTTCCCAATTGCTAAATTTATCAGCCAGTTCTCCCATCATTTGGTCAAGGGGTTTCAATCCGCGGGTATTCAAATCTTGGACGGAAATCCCCATGACATCAAACCATTTTTTTGCATCTCCTGATCCTTGGGAAGTCTCTTCCATATTCTTTGAAAGGCGTTTAATGCCGACTGCCAATGATCCACTTTCGACATCCGACATTTTGGCTGCATAGGCGAATTTCTGGATTGCATCAGTAGAAAGGCCGGAAACCTGACTCATTCTTTCGATCTCCATTGCTCCTGAAGCAATTGAACGGGCCATGACATACATTCGTTCGCCTGTCTGAAAAGCTGTCTGTCCCAAATTTACAATCGAGTCCCATTTGATTAAGGATATAGACCGATTCATACTATCGACATGCTTGGGGATTTCGGCGAGTTTGCCGGAAAATTTATCAAGAACGATACTTCCGTCATCCTGAATCTTTAATTTCATCGTAAGGGTTGTATCAGCCATTATCTTTCCTCTATTTCTTCCCTTTCGATTTCATAAAAAGCCATCCATCCACTTAATTCATCCATCGTTAATCCTTCCAAATCTCTCAAGAAGCATCTTTTTCTGTCACAGAGGGCGAAGAGGTTTCTTGTGAAGAGATCGTCTCTAAATTTTTTTTTATCTCCTTTACATTCGGCAAACCATGAATCGCCTCTGAAATATCGATCACCACCCTCCAAGGCAGTTTTTCGAGAAAGGGTTTATCCTCGACTGAAAAAATTTTCTTTCCCTCAGAATCCTCGGCCTTTTCAATGATAGTCCAGATATGAAAATCCTTCTGATCCTTCCCCTCCCCAGACAATGTTGTAAATTTCTGCATCTCCAGAACTGTCACCGGAGAAAAATAGATTGTTTCATCGAACTTTTCGACATGAAATGATCTCTTCTGATTTTCACGAAAAAAGTTGTAGATTTTTTCTTTGAGTGCCATAGGCTCCCATCCTTTCTTTATTCTGGATGAAGTGTTTGGTTGGCCCCACTATTTGCAGGAGGGAGCAGAGCCTATGTTAGAGGCAGGAAGAAGAGGGGGTAAAAATCCCCCCTTTTTTATGTTAAGGTAATCGAAATCTCATCATCACCCGCATTCATGCACAATTCACAGTCAATCCCCAATGTTCTGATCCCGTTCCGTTCTCCGGGGTCAATCGCTGCATAACGAACCTTCGAACAACTTACCGTGCAGATGTTCCCTGCCGATCCTGTTGCCGCTAACGAAATGCCTCCCAATGTCCCAGGGGTTTTCCACTTCAGATAAAAATCATAAGTCGCTATATTAACAAGTTCTGGATCGATTGATCCCTTCGGATTTCTTCCTGTAATAAGACAAGAAAGATTTCCCGATGATGCATTAATGCTCTCTCTCAATGCGAGGACATTCCCCGTATCGATGTCGACTTTAGAGATGACTGCTGCATAGGAATCCAGAAGCAAACTTCCATTCAGAAATGCTGCCGGAACAATTGTCGAATAAGTCGGAGCGAGAAGAGCTCCGGTAACCACATCAAAATCTGCTCCTAAAAACTCAAAACTCAAAATCCCTGGCTTCCCTGCGGCCATAGAGAGTTTGACATTTCCCCTTGCTCCCCACATTGTCTTGATAACTCCATCCATGTAGACGGCGAGAGTCATGGATTTGGTGAGCGAATTAGTGGCGGGTTTATAAGTGACTGATACACCCGCTGAAATCGTTTCCGAATATCCGCATCCTAAAAGTAGAGCCCCATAATCCGGGGCTGTCCCTGCCGCCCCCGATCCCTTTAATTCCACATCAAAGGTCAACCTCGCCTGCCTTTTCCCTGAAACGGATGGGTTTCTCGATAACGACCCCCTGAGAAGATTCCGGTCATACATCTCGATCCCAGGCGAGAATTTAATATTTGAAGCCTGGATTGGATCTGTTACCGCCAGGGTTTCTTTCGTTCCTTCTGTCGCCTCAACTTTTGTGAATAGTTGGGTTGCGAATAATCTCATCGGTGACATCTTTCTTGACCTCCTTTAATCCTGCGATTTCCTCCCCCGTCAGAGGATCGATAATATAGGTTCTTGCCTCCGTGATCCTTGGTCGATAACGTAACCCCTTCTTAATCAGCTCCTGTTCTTCTTTCTCATCCATGATCCCCTCATCTCCCTTTATGTGCTGTAAGGATCGCCAATGGCGGTGAAATACTGAACCTCCATGATGATGCTTGTCCTAAAATATTTATTCTCTTTCTGTTCGACAACTGACTCATCTGATAATAGATCGGTATGAGAGGCAAGATTCCCCCAGGTTCTGTCTGTGTGCATCACCTTTTCAATATCCGCCAATGCCTTTCTCATCTCTTCCGGTGAAATCGTTGCAATATCCATCTTGATCGGCATGACATGATACATTTTTGCCGTTGAATGAACTGATGTCTCCACAATATCGTCTCTCAGGTTTATCCCTGGAAGTTCAGATGCCTGAAAGGGATTGTTTTCAAGATCACGCCATCCAAAAATATGGCTTCCAAGATTAGTCTTATAAATGGTCACGATATAAGAAGTTCCCGTAACCCATGCAATCCCAGATGATCCAGTTTGAGTCCAATAAGTTGCCCAATCTGCTCCCGTAATTGGTTTCTTGTCATCGGCGGCCACATGAGCCAATTTACAGGTATAATTTTTAGTGTCTGTTCCGATCACCTGACTCGCGAGCAGAATCCCTTTGAACCTAATATCAATGGCTGTCATTATCTGCTGTCGGATCGAATCGGTCATTTAAACCCTCGAAAGTTTAAAGGTTGCAATCCCATCTTCGTTTTTTGGGATTGACAAAAGATAATAAGTGATTCCCCCAATAACCATCGTACTCCCATTCATGAGTGCAGAAATATCTGAATATTTTGCCGTCACGATTAATTCTGCATTTTCAATCCCAAGTGCTTGTTCGGGATTGTAATCGAATAGCACATTGATCTTGGTCGAGCTCGCGAGTGTAGCCTCCACCGCAAACTCATCCTTATTAAAAAAAGTCTCAAGGTCAGTCAATAAATCGGCTGCCAAAGTCATCCCGAACCTCTTTAAAAAAGGCGCGAGCCCGGAAAGACCCGCGCCCCTTGATTAACTGTGATTAATTCTATCTTTCCCACCATGCTACTTCGAACTCAAAGGCCGGCGCAGCTGTATTGGCCGCACCCCACATAATTAAAGTTAAATTTTGGCCTGGACCAAGAATGATGGGGCCGGCGATATCTACAGCCCTGCCTGAAGCGGCTGCTGATATGCCTCCGGTTCCCCCCTCATGAGAACCGCAAAGAATTAGATATTCATCAAAGACCGTGGGAATGACGCCTCGAAAGGTCCCTCTGCCGACAGTACGTTTGTTTATCCCCACCGCCGTGGTCAAGGCGCCGGCGTACATCTGAACGATTGAGGGTGTACCGGAATCTCCATTAGAACTGACCGGTGTGATAGCCGACCCGCCAGTGGAGCGAGCAGTGCCGTAGTCCAAGACCAAAGCCCATTGCCAAGAAGTGGCAGTAATTGGCACCGCAGTGACCAGCAATTTGATATAATCGAGGTACATTCTTTTTCCATTGGCAAGATCGTTGTTTCGGAAATAAAAGTAGTTTCCAACCGCACCTGCCGTATCTGCATAGGCCACAATATTGGTGGTTTGAGCGATCCCCGTCCCAATGGTTGTATTGTAAGCAAGAAAATATGTCCCCTCATCGGAGAGGGCATACTTACTGCTATGCATGGGAATGATTATTGTTTCCCCATATCTCCCGGAACGGAGTGATGTGGGGTTGGTATCTGGAGTCGCCTGGGGAAGACCTCTACTTACCCGCCCCGAATTCTGGGCATCGAGAACGGGAACAAATAACATCAATGCAAGCAAAATAATTGGAACCCATTTTAGTCTTCTCATCTTTTTTCCTCCTTCTTGAAAATCAAATTTAGTTTGATAGGCACGGATTATTAAATCCGTGCCCCTTGATTGTTAGGTTAAATAAGTATCGTGCCACATGAAACCAAGATCCAGACCCGCGGCCACAGGATGGATCTTCTCAGCGGCCTCATAAACATCCTGATGCTTAGAATCCTCTCTCCAGGTGGTAATTCTTATTCCCCCTGGGAAAAGACCCGATCTTGCGATGTAACCGGCAGCGGGGACTTTCAATCCTACTGTCGGGGGCCGATAGAAAAGAAATGCCATGCCATGTCCTGCTGTGGTAGCCCAGATCTGCGCAGCCGTGAAATCGGTTGCGGCCTTCAACTCTTTCGCTGAACTGTAAATCGCCGGGGCCACCATCACCTCTTCGAGATCAAGGATCGCTGCGATCAGTTCAGGGGTTAAAACTCCCTTCTGGACATATTTGATCTTATCCAGAACCGAATCGCATTGTTTGATGGCGCTATAGGTCAAACCATCCATCAAAAGACAATTCGGCATCAACCCAGTGGCTGATTGGATCGTACTTTTCCGGAGATTCACATCCTCCAGGAAGGTATTTGTGACTCCAGGAGGAGCCCACAGACCCGCCGCATCCTCACCCGTTGCTGCGACACTTGACCATACAGTGGTATCGATCAAGTCTTGTACCAAAATCTCCCTTTTCATCATGAGTTTGTCTGTGGCGAATGCGATTGCATCCTGATCCGGCTGGAGAGGAGGGCCACCTTGAGCGGTTGCAACTTCCCGGTCTTCATCGGGGACCTCTTTTGCGAAGGCGTATTCCTTTGGAACTACATCAATGAAGTCAATCGGATATCCGCCTCGATATGCTTCACCTCCTGGACCTCTCATCTGAGCTTCATCTCTGAACCATGCCCCTTTTAAATAGCGGGCAATCTTTGCCTCCGGGGGGCAGTTATTGATCATTGGGAAAACCCGATCCGCTACATAGATCGGATTCCTATACTGGATACTCACATTTTGGAGTATCGGTGGCACTCCAGTTTTATTTAAAGGTTGAGCCATTTTAAAAACCTCCTTTTTTTAAAGTTTGTTTAGTTCCTTCTTAGACCTTGACTGTCAATGGGCAAAGAAGAACTGATAAAAGTTCATCTTCCGCACCCGATGGATAAACGACTATCCCTATCGGATACTGAGTTGTGGCTGCCGCTTTCACCTTTCCGGAATCCCCTACGTCATCCACCCATTCCAGGGCAACAATGATTTGGGCTGCCAATGCTCCACTTGCAACTGCCTTAGAAATTCCACCGCATCCGAGTAATGCTACAACGGCCTCTTCGCCTATGTTGGGAGCATTCTGGAGGATGCCGATTGGAATAGCTGTGACAGCGGTTAAGGGAAGAAGAACCGTCCCATTAGATGCATGGAGACAGACAACCTTATACTGATGGGTTCTCAAATCTTGCCCTGCTATAAAAGACACACAAACTCCAAGTTTTTCAATAGCCATAACAAATACCTCCTTTTTTTAGTTTTGGTCTTTCCTTCTGTTCCCCCAAAAAAGAAAAGGCCAATCCCGCCGTGATCACGGAATCGGCCTTTCTTATACTTGGGACCCGGCTGCAGACCGGGATTTTTATATTAGATTAACTTCCCGAATTATTTTTTCTCTCTCAATTTCTCCAACTGGTCGTAAATCTCTTTCGCCAGTTCAGGATTTTCCCTCTGTGCTTCGATCAAGGCATTTCTATAGGAAATGGACTTGTCAGTCTTCATCTTTTCCTTGACCAAGCCCTCCAACTGAACCGCCGGATCAACTTTTGGCTTTTCTTCGACTGTTGCAACATCTGGAACCTTGATCTTTTCGCCATCCGACTTCAGGTCTCCCAGTTTGCTCGCCATGAGACTCTTTTCTTTCTTCAAGATCATCACAGCAGCTTCCGGGCCGGTGGTCTTCCCGTCAAACTTCAACTCATTGACGAGGGCCTCGTGTCCGGGGATTAACTGATCCTCCACATTCTTGATTCTGTTTCTCTCGGCCTCTGCACCGTCAGCCTTTCCTTTTGCCGCACCTTCGGAAAGACCCTTCTCGAAGGCTTCCTTCTCGATCAATCCCAGGATTTCGGGATATGCAGTTTTGAGATTTTCTTTGGTAACGATATCTTCCATGATTGCCGCTCCTTTCTTTTTATTTTTGTCATTCCATTGAGAATAACAAACGCCTGATCTTTGTTTCTCATTGGGATAATCCTTATTCAAGACTTTATCACCCATGCACCGGGAGATAAAGTCTTCTTCTTTTTCACCTTTTTCAGGCTGTGGGATTGGCATTTTGTACCTCTTTAGCCCTTATTCGTTCCTCTGTGATCACCCTGATCGCTCGGGTGCTTGGTATTAAACCATACCGATCTATCAAGTCGGGTAATGACTTCACACCGTCTGCCAG